GCCATTCACTATACATTTACAAATAAACTCCAATCTAAGACGATATTTTGTTGAAAGCATATGTATTACGCTACCTTTGGGTATTTAGATTAGTATTTTCTGCACATGGGGTATGTGTCAGTTCCTATATGATGAGAAAAAAATGCTAACGTTAATCGTTCCTTAGTTCCAAATGTCCTAACACCATGATGTGATCCTTTATCAAATAATATTAATCTGTTATAAACATTTGATATACATATTGTTTCTTCATACTGCTCATTAACCTTAGTATACTGTTTAATATATTCATCTTCAGTAATATCACCTTTATTCAAATACAAATCTCTTTTGGCATTCATCATTTCAGATGTTTGTAAAGAAAATCCTTTTTTTTCCTGATATATAGAAGTTCCCGTATCTGGTTCTGGATTTCTAGTTAGATATATAACGCCACCAAAATTTGAATCATCATTATGAATCCACCCACAATTTTTTGGATTATATGGATCTTCATGAAAGGGCATCACTTTTTGAAATGAACACGAAATTGCCCAATATGATGGAATATTTTCATGAAATATGGAATGAAGTTTTTGTCCGAAAAATTCAAAAAATTCTGGTTCAACTTCATGCAATAATTTTGTTCTCCTTCCAGGCCATGCCCCATCACTATTGGGATAAAATTCTAAATTATTTGCAATTTCAACGATTGAATCAGGATCTTTAAAAAAATTATCAATAATAGTAACAGTTGGATACATCATATTATTCTACTAAACCCCTTTACTTTGTCAAATTTTATCACACTTTCAAATTTATCTTCTAATCCAGTTTTGTGAGAGATGACAAAAACATTTGCTTTCTTAATAACAAATCTAATAATTTTAAGAAATTCTTCTGTTCCAAATCCATCAAGTGAAGAATCAAATACCTCATCCATAATAAGAAGATTTGTATTCACAGAGTTTTTAACTCTGGCCACTTCTCTCCAAGTAAACAGAAGTGCTAAATCAATTCTCATTTTTTCACCCTCACTAAAAGAAGCATAGGAAAACTTTTCATGAATTGGAGATTCTACAGTCTCATTAAATTCTTCATCAAGTTTAAAATTAATATAAAAATCCATCATCTGGAGATATCGATTTATCTGTTGATTGATAAATGGAAGATACTTTTTGATGATTTTTGTTTTTACACCATCATCCTTTAAGAGAGAATAGGCAAAATCATAATGAACTAATTCCTCTCTCTTTGATGATAGATTTTCAAATGCTTTTTGAAGACTTTCTCGGAACTCTTCTAACTTTTCATTTTCAGTATTTCTGTTCTGGAGGTTACTGGTAATAGTTTGAATTTCATGTTCAAGTTCTCGGATTTGTTTTTGTTTGTAATTGATCCGAGTATTGTTTTGAGAAATGTCATGTGTTAGAGTTGTGATCTCCCGAGAAAGTTTAGTAAAATAATGCTCTCTTTCTTGCTCAAGTTTAATTGTTTTTTCAAGTTCTTCATAACCTTCTTTTAGTTTTTTTGCTTGATTTTGAGCATCACTAATTCTATTTACACGAAACTCTTCTTCAATGTCCTGTGTACAGGTAGGACAAACCGTATTTTCAGTGAAAAACTTGTGCTCTTTGGTAATCATGCTTACTTTTTGAGACAATTTACCTTTAAGATTATTAAGTTTAACTAAGGTATTTTTAGACCCAGAAACTTTCTCTTGTTCTGTTGTACAAAGATCAATTTCTTTTTGATTGAGCGTATTATCCTCAATGTAAATATTAATTTCTTTTTGAAATTTATCTATTTTATTATTCTTTTCTGCTATATTAGAATTACCTCTTTGTTCCAATTCATTAATAAATTGTTGTTGCATTTCAATCTTTTCTTTAAGATTAGATTTTTTTAACTCTAACGATTTTATCTGATCTTTCTTCTCTTTCATATTTTCTTTGAGGAGATTACTCATCGCAGAAAAAATACGAATGTCCAAAAGATCCTCAATTACCTCACGACGATTAGCAGTCGTAAGTTGCATAAAAGGCACAAATGTGCTACTACCCAAAATAACAATCTGAGTAAAAGATTTATAATTTAATTTAAGAACATTCTCTTCAAGAATTCTTTGATTTGCTCGATCATCTGCTTCTTTATGGAGAATATTTCCATTCACCTCAATATCAAAAACATTTGGCTTAATTCCCCTACGAACAAGATATTCCTTTCCATTTACGCTAAATTCAACTTCAACCAAGCAATCTTTTTCATTAACAGTATTAGCAAGTTGAGGTTTATTAATTTTACGAAAAGGTTTATTAAACAACCCAAAAGTCAAGGCATCTAACATAGTAGATTTACCTGCACCGTTTGTTCCAAGAATTAGATTTGTACTATCTTTGTTTAAAGAAATTTCTGTAAAATAATTACCTGTAGATAGAAAATTTTTCCAGCGAATTTTTTTGAACTCAATCATTGTTTAATTTAGGGGGAATCACAATATCATTAGGAGTAATAACTGCATACTTATAGTCATGCAGTTTACAAGTTTTTATGGCAAGATCATCATCAACCTCAACAATAGACATTGATTGTTCTTCTTCAATTTCCAACATCATAGCATATCTTTCTGCATCGTCTTCCTCCTCAAATAAGAAAAGAACTTTATGTCCGTGCTTATCTTGTACGGCATAAGCACCGTCATCTTGCTGATCTTTGAGAGTTAGGACAAACATATCATTCTACTTCACAGGACTGTTTATATAAGTCTTGAAATATACCTTTAATAATATTTTTATCAAGTTCAAATTCAGACTCATCAATGTATCTATTTAAAATAGATATAGTGCTCTCTTCTTCAGAGATTATAAAATCATCACTCTCTTGAATATCAAAGTTTTCTACAATCTTAAGTTCTTGAACACCAGCACTATAAAGTTTGTCAATAAATTTTTCAAATTCTCTTGGTCTTGGTTTATTGCGAACAATAATCTTTACAATTTTATCTTTATATCCTCTTCCATCAAATAATGATGCCGGATCATCATCATAATAAAGAACATGAAAAAGTTTATATGGATTATCGATTTGAATATGTTCTAATGTTTCGGTATCAAAAATAGTAAATCCTCTAGGATCATTCACATCATTCCAAAACATCTCATATGGATTTCCTAAGTAGAAGATTCGTCCGTCATCGCTCCGTGTATGGTAGTGTCCTGAAAACACTTTGTCGAACTTCGCAAATATGTCGCCATCCATACCTTCTTCCATGGTGTGTCCGCGATGCGCTCTAAATCCGTTGAGCTCAAGGTGCCCCATCGCACATATGCTATTAGAAACTTTAATAGATTGGACACTACTTTCAAGGTTTTCTGCATTGATCCAAGGAATAAACAACACTTGTAAATTATCTATTTTAACTTCCGTAGGTTCACTATAAGTTTTAATATTCTTATATGTTTCCAAAAGAAGTGCTGGTGAGTTCACATTATTGGTATTTTTATAATAACAATCATGATTACCCACAATCATATGAACATCATACTTCTTTAAGGGTTCAAATACTACTCTTTTAGCCCATTCAAAACTTTGATAGTCAATAGACTTGCGACTATCAAAAGCATCACCCATATGAATTACAGTATCAATTTTGTACTCTTTTAGAGTAGGAAAAAATACATTCTTATAGAAGAGTTCAAAATAGTCATGAAGATACTTGGAACCTTTTCTTGCTCCAAAATGAGTATCTGTAATAATGGCAACTTTCATCGATTATTATTTCGGTACTGAATAGCATCTTTAATACTATTATACTCCGAACTATCACCAGAAAGCAAGCTATCATCAACCATCATGACTTCATCATAACCAGTTTTTTCAATAATCTTTGTTTTAATATCTAATTGTTTTTTCTCTTTTTGGATTCTCCTGAGAAACGCATAATGTATAACCTGCGTAAAGTAAGCAAAAGGATTTTTGGATTTCTCAGGATCAAAATTATGTATGTACTGAACGCAATTTTCGATTCCATCAGAAATCATATCCTCCCTAAACATGTAATTGACAAAGTTTGGTTTATAAGACAAATGTGTGGCAATCTTTAAAAAAGATTCACCCAGATAATTTGGAATTGGTGGTTTTCCTTTCCATCTTTTTCCTCTTTCTTTTTTAGGTTGTTCTGTTAAATCTAAACCAAATGTATTTTTATATGAACGCTCTACTCGGCTTCGATAATTTATCATTGCCTCTAACAATTCTTTATTATTTACATAATGTTCGGGTTTCTTTTTAGGCATGACATTTTACTATGAATCTAAGTGATTACATTATAACACAACTTGACAAGATGTCCAAATCTCAGTAGAATACCTTTGTTAGGGTTGATAGGGGAGCTTTAGCTTTCTTTAATTTCTTTATTAAAGAGTGCTTCCAATTCTTTACGAGCATCTTCTACACTAGAAACATATCCCATTTTAGAATCAGGTTTAACTTCACCACTATTGGACATATTAATATCCATTTCATTATCATTAATGTAGTTATTATATATTTCAATAAGTTTTTCATTAGAAGATTCTGTCATTGTCAAAACCTTATCAAGACGAATCATAAAGAAATCTTCTTCACTAAGCTCCATCCATGGTTTTACTTTAATAAAACTTCCGTGTGGTGATTGGAGCATTTTTATAAGCACTGGATTCTGCATTACAATAATTGGATTTTCCTGTTCATCATCAACCATGATAAGAGAAAAAATTTCTTCACCAGAAACAAGTTTTATAATTGCGTAAAATTCTTCTCCCATTAGTTTTTTAGCGGTATGTTTACAATATCATAATTAAAGTTTTCTTCGTTGTATATTT